TAGTAAAGGAATAAGGCATGGCTAGGACTTCCGCTACAATTTCGGTAGGTGCAGATACTAGGCAACTTGAAAGAGATATTCAAAGGGCCCTAGGGCGTGATTTTAAATTCAAAGGATTGAATGAAAAGGCCTTTACTCAACCCCTAGGGCGAATTACTGGTGCATCTAATGAGTTTCAAAAATCACTAGACGCTTCAAATGCTCGTGTTATTGCGTTCGGAGCTAGTGCGGGTCTAATATATAGCGTAGAGAAGGCTTTCTCATCTTTAGTAAGAAGCACAATAGATGTGCAAAAATCATTAACTGATATTAATGTTATTTTAAATGTAAGTGCAAAAAGTTTAAGTAATTTTGGTTCTGGATTGTTTGATATTGCAAAGAATACTGGTCAAAGTTTTGACGCAGTCGCCAGGGCTGCTACTGAATTTTCACGGCAAGGTTTAGGTTTAGAAGCAACCCTTAAAAGAACAAAGGACGCACTAATATTGACTCGTCTAAGCGGTTTAGACACCGTGGCTTCAGTAGAAGCATTAACTGCTACAATTAATAGTTTTAGTAATGCAGCTTTAGACTCTACAACAATCATTAATAAATTAGCGAATGTTGACGCTGCGTTTGCTGTAAGTTCTGCTGATCTTGCAGAAGCTATTAAGCGAGTAGGAAGTTCCGCGCAGGACGTTGGAGTTGACTTTGATGAATTATTAGCTATTGTTACTAGCGTTCAGCAAACAACTGCTAGAGGTGGTGCTGTAATTGGTAACTCATTAAAAACTATTTTTACTAGAATACAAAGAACAGATACTCTTGACCAATTAGAACAATTAGGCATTCAAGTTAGAACTTTAGAAGGAAGCACCTTACCAGCAATTCAAGTACTATCTAATCTTGCTAATACTTTCGGTACTTTAGGGGATAATCAAAGGGCTCAAGTTGCAGAGACTGTTGGTGGTGTTTTCCAAATTAACATATTAAAAGCAGCTCTAGCAGACTTAGGTAAAGAGTATTCTGTTTACAATAACGCTCTAAAAACTTCAGCTAACGCTTCTAACGAAGCAATAGAAAGAAATGAAGCTTTAAACCAAACACTATCATCTTTGATAAATAAAACTTTTGTTAATCTAACTAAACTTGGTTCTGATGTTGGGAAAATATCTTTTGGACCTACCATAGAAAATTTACTTAATTTATTAAATAAAGGTTTAGAAAATATAGACCTAGACGGCAAAGGACTTGGTAGTAAAATTGCTAAAGATATATTTGAAACAATTGGTAGTTTTATAGCTGGACCTGGAGTAGTTTTATTAACTGCAGTCGTAACAAAGTTAGTATTTAATTTAGGAAAATTTGCAGCCCAATCACTTCAGGCTCTTTTAAATTTAAATACAAAGGCCCAAGAAAGAGTAGCTATTCAAACAAAAATAAACCAAGTTTTATCTCAAGAACCTGGCCTTGTTCAAGCTGTATATAATAAAGAACTTACTGTTTTAGATATTGAAAACAAGATCCTAAATATTATCCGACAACAAACAATAGAAAGACAAAAAGTCGCAAGTATTGCTACGGCGGTAACTGGTGGATTAATAGGAAAAGGAGTCACTGCTAAAGGAGGAGTTTTAAAAGCTAAGAGCGGAGGATTTGTTCCAAATTTCGCAATGAGCGAAATATTTGGTGCATTAGCTGGAGGCTATAATCCAGGCAGCATAAAAAGAATGAGTATTCCTGGTGAAGGACCAGTAACCTATAACTCGGCAGAAACAGTTAAAAGATTTGCTGGAATGACTCAACCAGCAATTATGCCACCTCAAGGTAGCAAAGCTGGGAAAAATTATCAAGATGAATTTAAATCTAAATTAGGATTTAATCCATATGCAAGCGCTGGATTTATTCCGAATTTTAATGCAACATTTACTAGTTTACTTGCTGGAGTGCAAGCAAGAAAACAAGGAATAGATTCTTCGATATTAAAAGCCCAAAGAGAAGGTAAACTAACTCAAACTCAAGTAGATCAATTAAATGCAGCAAAAACTACAGTAAGAGGGTCTATAGCTCCGTCGTTATTAGCAAAGCAAGGTTCTGGAGCAGAGACAAGAGAGTTCGATGGATCTACTTTAGGAGTACTCTCTTTAAGGGGCAGAAGTGGGGATCTCCCTACTTCTACCAAATTAGCTCAATTACCTATGTTTTCTAACGCTATTAAGAATGATCCGTCAGTTGCTCAAAAAACAGTTAGATTTAACGGTGTTCAAGTCCGAAGCTTGGATTCCTTAGATAAGCAAAAACCAAATGAATTTATTAGGTTACTAACAGAAAAACTTTTACCGCCACTTGCAGATGTCGCGACTCAATTTGTTGGAGAAGCTTTGGGAAATCAAGGCGATGGGGTAAATACTGTTTTAGGTAATATTAAAGCTGGTAAAAGTTTTCTGCCTCCTGGGGCAATAGGAGATCTATTTGAGACAGTAATCAAAATTGCAACAAAAAATCCTAAACAATTTTTGCTATCAGTTGATGATGATTTTAGAAGACCTTTTGATTTTGAAGAGAGTGGCGCTGCGAGTGGTAAATTTAAAACTAGGTTTGGATTTAAATCAAGCCTAATTAAAGCTGATGCCAAATTAACATCTGATAATGATGCGATAAGGTCAATAATTAAAAAAGCATACAACTCAAGGATCGATGGTCTTCCATTTACTGACCTGCTAAACACAGGCACACAAAAAACTTCATCTGCAAAAAGAAAATCTAAGGGTTTTATACCTAATTTTTCTGCGCTTAACGACGCTATAGATCGAGAGCTTACAGCAGGAGTATCTCCTTCGAGAGTAAGAATAGGTAAAGATAAAAGATTAACTTCCGCTTCAAATCCTCTTGGCCTAGGGGTATACAACACAAAAGATGAGCCTCTTGGATTAGGTCAAGGAGTATCTAGGACTGGTAGCAAAGCTAAAACTGCAGGGGCTGCAAAGGGTTTTGTTCCTAATTTTGTTCTTCCTGCCGTAGCAGTGGGTGCTTCAGCCATACTAGGTAATACAGTAATTAGATTTGCTGTGCAGCAAGCAATTTCTGCTGCACTTATTTATGGTATTAATAAAATAGTAGACACTGTAAATTCTAAAATTGAAGGTGATAAAAATAAGCAAATTGTCTCGACTGTAGGTCAAGCTGCTCAATTTGGTATAGGAACTGCGCTTTTAGGAGGAGGAGCAAAAGTGGGTGCTGGCATAGCTTTATCTACTTTGATACCAGGATTGATAAACGCGCTAGGATCTCAAGACCAAGCAACTAAAGATTTAATTGTTGCTTCTGAAAACAATAAAGATACAATCCAAGAATTTAATTCTGCTCTTGGTATCTATAACGCAAATATAGAAAAGTTAAAAGACGAAACTATTTCTTCTGTAGATCAGCAAAAAATACTTGCTGAAAATAATGAAGCACTTACAAAAATACTTTTAAATACCCCAGATCAACTTAGAGATAATCTTAAAACATCTCTTTCTGGTGGAGATTCTGAAAAGATAACTCAAGCTCTATCCCAAGTACAAGTAGCATTACAAGTATCCGCGGCAAATACTGATAATTTAGCAAAAATTACTCAAATTACTTCTGATAAATCATTGAAACCAGAAGAGTTTAATAAACTAAGTACTTCTATATTAAGTTTACAAAATGAAAGGGGAATTTCTGTTGCATCTTCAGTCATGGCTAATCCGCAGATACTTAAAAACTTTCAAAAATCCTTGCAAACTCAACCTCAAATTATTGATATATCAAATAGAGAATTAGCCGATGAAGTTGAAAAAAAATATGGTTATAGAATCGACATGGAAGGAACAACGGGTTACGCTAATAAAGGCAGAGTAAGTCCTTTTGCTCCGCAGGTAATAGATCAAAAAGAAATAGAAAAATTAAAATCATTAGTTCGTCAAGATGTTTTCGCTAGAAAAACAAAGGAATTAGATCAGGCAAATTCAAATCAATTAATAAATTCTATAGAAAATTTACTTAAAGATGCTCAGTTAAGTGAACCACTAATAAAGTCTGTAATTGATCCTCTAAGAAACGTTCCATTTGAGGATGCAAGTAAACAAATAGAAAATTTAAATAAAGTTTTAGAAGATTTTGGTTTTACAGTAGTAAAAACAAATAAAAATCTTGAAGTTCAACTTAAATACTTAAGACCAGACATTTTAAGAAGAGCAAGTCTTGCGGGTGATGTTTCTGTCAATGTAGAATCAGCAAGTGCATTTAGAAAAAGTATAAATGCAGAAGCCTTAAAAGGCTATAGTGAATTTTTAGATAATCAAATTGAATTTAATCCAAACAGAATAGCTGCAGGAAAAGTTTTAGATGCTCAAGAAGGAATATACTCATCTATATTAAATGAAACAGAGCGAAGAAAAGTTAATGCTAAATTCATAGAGCAAACAAATAATTTGCATAAAAAAGGTGTGATAGATTTAGATAAATTTATTTCAGCAGTTCAAGGAAGTCAAGAAGAATTAATCGCTCTAAATCAAAGGGCTCGAGGATTAATGTTTGCTGAAGATTTTAGAGGCGCAAGACAGGCTGCAAGAGAAAAAAGAATATTAGGCGGAGATACAAAACTAGAAGATTTTCCCGCTGCATTTTTTGATGAGTTTGATAATAGAACAGAAGATTCATACAGAGAAGCTCAGCTTGGCGCTAAAGAAACAGCACGAACAATTAAAAGTGAATTTAATAATGCTTTCTTATCTTTCGCTAATGGAACGCAAACCGCTAGTGACGCTTTCACAAAAATGGCTCTTAATATTAGCGATAAAATTCAACAATTAGCTCTTGAATTTGCAACAAATCAAATTTTTGGTTCACTTTTTGGTAGCACTAGCAATATCTTTGGTGGCGGTAGTGGAATTGGAGATTTCTTCGGCGGTCTATTCAAATCAAAAGGTGGAATGATTAAAGGTTATTCTACTGGTGGTAATGTCGTAGGAGGATCTGGAAATAAAGATGATGTTCCAGCTATGTTGAGTGGTGGAGAATACGTAATAAGAAAAAGCGCTGTTAATAAATATGGTCAAGAATATTTGCAAATGTTAAATGAAGGAAAAGTAAAAAAGAAAGCTGGTGGAGGGTTCTCTTCTCAACAGGAGAATACTTTTGTAAATGATTATGAACCAATAACTATATCAGAAACTGGACAAACAATATATAGACCAAAAGATGGTAAATTTTCAACTGGACTACTAAACATACAAGCAATTAATGATTCTAATAATCCTCAAAATGAATTAAGAAAACAAATTGAAGCTCAATACTATGAAAATATAAATAAAGTTGATGATTATTTGGAATATGTTGAAGATGTAAGAAAGCAAAATGCTGAAGCTTATGCTGAAAATCAAAGATTAAATCAAGAAATTAGAAATCAGTATAATCGTCAAAAAAGCGCAGCAAGTCGTGGTGCATGGTGGACTTTTGGCTTAGGATTAGTTGGAGCAGGAGCAAGTCAATTTTCATCAATGGGAGGATTTAAGGGTGTATTTGGAAGTCAATCAAAATATGGGGCATCAGCAGCTTTAGGAGGTGGATCTGCCGCAAGACAAAACTATGCTAACTCTGCGCCACTTCGTTATAGCACTCCAATGCCAAGAGCAAATGGTGGATATATTAAAGGTTTTGCAAACGGAGGTTCTAGTGGCAAGGATGATATTCCAGCTCTTTTAATGGGTGGTGAATTTGTAATGAGAAAAGAGGCTGTTAACAATTATGGTAAAAAATTCTTTGATGATCTTAACTCTGGAAGAGCAAAGAAATTTGCTAATGGTGGAGAAGTCGGTTTTAGTAGCGGAAATTCTAGTAATTATTCTCCAACAAATAATGTAAGTGTTGTTGTTAATTTAAATCAAGAAAAGATAACTTCTGATAACAAAGAAGAGTCCACGGATAATACAAACTCACAAAGAGAAGAGGAAAACAGAAGGACTCGTGAGTTAGCAGCAAGAGTTAAAAATCAAGTAATACAAATTATCACAGAACAACAAAGGCCAGGCGGCTTACTAAGTAGTAAAGTTTATAGAAAAATAGGATAATTATAAGATTAATTTTGCAGAGAAATTAATTAAATCTTTTTCGGATATAATCTGATTCTTGTTAAAATTAGGATTTTCTAATAAATATTGATCTAAAGTATCTAAGTTATAGGAATATTTAAATAATAAGGTAATATATTCTTTTTCTTCAATTATTGTTTTATATTTTTCATAGAATTTAAGATTATTACTGGTTTCTATATAAAACTTCTCATTACTGTAGAAAGAGGTTATATATTCAATATAAATATTACAAGTATTAGCTAATTCTTCGATTTCCAGTATTTTAACGCTTTTGATGCCTTGATTTTGAAGATAATCAAGATCTATAGCTACATCTTTATAATCTATTAAATTTTTAGCATAATATCCTAAATAGTCTTTTTGTATATTATAATTATTATCTAAGACGTTGTCTGTGTTTAAATCATCAGATAAACATATAGTTTTATTTACTTGATCTTTATTAAATAAAGGTAAATATTTATTAAAAACTATACCATTAATATTCAAATCAGTTTGTAGAGAATTTGTTTCAAGACTATCTTTATTAAATAAATATATATAATTTTGATAAAACACTACTGTTTCGTTATTTGATGTTTGTTTATATATTTTTCCAATGTCAAAATATTGATTACTAAAATATTCTTTATATAAATTATTTATGTCTTCCTCGGTTTCTCTTTCTTTTAGAAATTTATATATGTTTGTTTGGATTGAGTTTAATGGTATAATTTCTATATTTATGTTTTCAGACATCTCGACTAAATCAGTTTCAATAAAAGGTATTGTAACCATTGCGGTTTCATCATTTATATCTAACCATTTTTGGTTTATCCCTTCAGCTAATAAATTTAATAATTTTTTATTAGTTATACTTCGATTTGATAATTTACTAAATATTAAAAATGAAGAAATATCTTTAGAATTAAAATATTGTTTGTTAAGAATAAATTTAATACTTAGGCCATCGCTACTTCTATATATTTTATTAAATAACATTTGCTTGTTAATGTCTTCAATATGATTATATTGAGCTGCAAAATCAAATTTTTTATCAATATTATTCTCATAGTTTATTGAGAATGTAAGGTCTCTATAAAATCCAATTTTATCATTTATTTCTTTATATTTATAGTAATTATCTTGAAAATTATACTCAAACTTACTCAGGATTCTATTTCTTGAAATGTTTGTAAAGTATTTTATTTTAGGCATTTTAGGCACAGCTCTTGATGTTATTTCAATAATTGGTTCGTAATCTTTAAGTTTAACATATTTACCTATTAAATATTTGTCTTTATCATAGACTGTTACGTCGTAACTAGGAAATCCAGCTTGAGTGTCAATGTTATAGAATACATCTCGAACAGTCTCCCATTGCAATAAAAAATTTAATGTATTTATTTTCATAACGACAATAGAGAAGCGTTAACCGCTTGCACATCGAGTGGATTGGCTTGGGTACTTAATATAAATCTACCAGTAGCTGCCGTAGATTTTTCAGCTATGCTATTCTCTCCAAACACTCTAAAGAAATAAACACCAGTACCCAATGGCGTATAGTAATTGGGGGTAATTGGATCTGATGAAGCTAAAGATATACCAGTTTTTAGTTTATCAGCTGGCAATATATCTATCAAAGATGATAGAGGAGTTAATTGATTTGTAAAATTAGATCCAGAATTAACATATACAGAATATTGAATATTAGAAGAATTTCTTGGTGGAATAATATTATACATGATACTATTTACTCCACCCTGATTTGTGGTATAATGCTTTGTGCTATCTATTCTGAATGCGCCAGCCGTATTTCTAAAAATTCCACTTAAAATTAAACTTGGTTGAGATGGAGAATCTGGTCTTATAGGAACATTTATTAATTTTGATATATCATCAATATCTGTATATTTATTAGAATTGTATTCTAGTGCATCAATCGTGAAAACTTCTGGAGTTTCTTCTGTAGCATTAATAACCCTGTATTCTTTAGGAGAATTTAAATAAGACTCTAAATAATATCCTGGATACAATGCTACTGGAGAAGTGTTATTCATCATTGATTTCGTATTAATTCCTCCAGCTAAATAACCGCTAGGATTAATGTCAATTGTCCATACTGTGTTTTGGGGTAATGTATTTAAATAATTATTCAAAGCAAAAGTTCCATAATTAGCATTTATTGATGCTCCGCTACTATAGAAAGATGAATCAAAATATAAAGCTTGATTTTTGGTTGCTACAGGAACAGCCCTCATAATGACGCCATCTTTTAAATAAGTTATCCATTCTCCATCATAATTTATTCTTAATTTTGTTGAAGTAGTATAAGATCCAAAAGCCCCTATATTATTACCATTTTCAAAAACATACGTAGTTCCGTCAATAACAAAATACCAAGCATAATCTAAACTAGTATAACTTTCATCAGCAAGTGGATCACTATTTAAACCAAACATAACGTATTTGTTTGTAAAGTTCGAAGTCGCTTCAGCAAACATATTTTTACTATATGCTAACGAAGAATAAGCGTGTTTGTTCCAACTATCGGCGACAGTTTTTGTAAATACGTTTCCGACTCTAGTCATACCTACCGAACTTATGTTTTCAGGAATACTATTTATATATGGAAAATTAATTCTTATGTTATTGCTATATATTCCAGATCCACTTGTTAAATAATTTTTAGGACCATCAATTTCTATTGATTGTATTTGAGATCTTCTAATAAAAGAACTATTTATTCCCGAGATTCCAGAAGATCCAATATCTGAAAATCCTGTTAAATACATATCGCCTAGTTTTGTGCCTAAATTTAAATTATATGTTGGCGTAAATACATTAAATGTAAAATTAGATGCGGCTCCAGTGATAGCGTATTTATTAATATCATCATACGGAAGATCTAATACTGCATATCCAGTTGTCAATTCGCATGTTCTTCCAGCGTAACTTAAATTTTTTCTAGATTGGTCATAAACAGAAATTACGTCTCCTGGTTTTAAATAATTACCCTCTAAACCTGCTTTAAAATTAACCATTTCTGTTTCTGTATTTTGTGTTGTAAGCAACCATTTTCCAAGTCTTTTTGCTTGATTTTTGCTGGTGCAACCAAACGCGCTTATTTCTGTTTCTTTTATTCCAAATTTGAAAAGCGCATTTCTATCTTCTACATATTCTATAGCAGGCTTATAATTATCATGTTCATCATTGTATCTTACTATTGCTATGCTTTTCCTAGATTTCTTAGAAGCATCTGAATATGAAAACTCTCCATCTATGACGTTACTATTATTAAATATATATATTGGGTTTTTTGGTGAATCTTGTGCTGCAACAATTTGTCCAGCTGAATAGTAAATGATTCCTCTGAAGATACTAGCCATATCATTGAGAACTTTATAAGCTTCTTCTCTAGCGGTTATATATACATTGCATCTAAATCTAGGTTCTAATCCTCCTACACCATCAGATACTAATTCGTCACAATACTGTCCAATTTCATACAATGTCCACTTATCGGTTAGAGAAGGATCTATATATTTACCTAGGCCATATCGATTACTTGTAATTAAATCATAAAAACACCAAGCTGGATTATCTGTCCATGCTACTTTAAATTTACCGTTCCATGTATCAGTATATGTTTTTGTAATTGGATCATAATTAGATGGAATTTTTACTTTTAATAATCTTAATTTATATGTTCTAGTAGGAATACTACTAAAAAATCTTGCGTCAAATTTTGAATAGATTAAAGCTGCGTCAGGATAAACAAAACGATCAGAATAAACTTCTGTTATACTTTCTAAAGTTAATGAATTCATTAAACTAGCTGAACCAAATTCTTTAACCATTTTCGTAACATCTATAGCCCAACCAATTTGATTTGGTAAAAGAGGAAAGCTTGGCTTATTTTCTGCGTATGGTCTAAGAGGAATTTCATAAGTAATTATTAACGGCTTTGTTACTTTCCCAGCTGAAATTAAATCATCTATAGAATAAAAATCTTTTTCATATGGCGCATATTTAGATGTATCTAATAAAATTAATTCTCCATTATTCATTAATCTATAAGTTACAAATCTGACTATCATATTTTTTCTAATTGATTCACCAGCTCTATCTCCAGTTAGGAATTGTTCGTATAAACCATTTATTTTAAGATTTACTCTTATTGAAGATACTTCGGTGTTATATATATAATACGTCTTTGGAGTGAAAAGAATTTGATTATTTTCTAATTGATAAAAACCAAACAAAGTTTCATTTATAAATGTTGTTGTAGATGTTTGAAGTGGTATTTTATTTCTATCAACTTCTCTACCCCAATAATTTCTTCTATCTTCATAAAGATAAATATATGGATTATAGATCGTATGTTGATTTGTTTTTTCGCCATATTGGAATCTATAATCTACGCTTTGAAAGTTAAAAAAACCTTGAATATCAGTAAGAGGTGTATCGTCCCAATATATTGATCTCGTTTCTGGAGCACCAACCGCTTGACCATTTTGAACTGTTGCAAAAGCTTGAAACGATGCACTTGTATAACCAATATCACCAGCTTTTTTTCCAGAATAATTATAAGTATATGACCCAGTTACAAGACCTTCTATTGGCCCTTCGCATACTAAATCCAGTAAACCAATCTGACTAATTGAATTAAATGCGCATAAATTTTTTCCAGTTGTAAATGGTACTTCATAAGCTGGGTCCCAATCCATCAGATATATTTTATTTAAATTTGGTGCAGAAGGATCTGTAGCATAAAAACTTCCTATTGGTGCGCTTGTAGGATCAAAATTGCCTACTGCCATTCCCATTATATTATCATAACCTCCGCCAAACGTGGTATCTCCTGGAGGATTTAAATTAACAAGGGGCGTATAGTACGCGTTAAATCCGCTAGGACCACGACCATATCCTAAATTACTTTCTAGTGTCAATGGGATAGCTGAACCAGAAAAAGATAAAGATACACTTCCTGCTCCACCGCCATCATCTTGAGCTGTACTCTCTGGAAAATTATAAGAAGCATATCCTGCCCCATACATTCCTGGAAATAGAATATATTGCATACCATCAGCGAATACGTTTGTATTTGGCATAAATTAAAATGGCGAAGACGAAAGTGGTGATTGATTTATTAAATAGCATCTAGTATTAAATAAAAATTGGTCTGAACCTTCTATTTGTTGTTGAAGGGTAACATTATTAGTCTTTGCTTTGAATGTTCTATAAATTGTATCGTAATTTGCATATACATTGTTTCCTCCTACAACTAATTGACCATAACCTATTGGCACTGGTCCTCCTTCTCCTACTGTATTTACTGGACCATTAAATAAATATGAATTTGGTCCGCCAGCTTCACCCATACCGTCTATTGGATTTACTTGTTGGGCGGTAAATGGAATTGATGGTGGTGGTTTTGATAGAAGTTCAGATGTTCCAGCAGCAATCAAACCTAAGCCAGCAAGCCCAATACCTATAGCAAGAGGTAGTAGTGGAGGATAAAAAACACCAATAACGATTGCGCCTACTACTGCTATTGCACCTGTAATAATCTTTCCAACTGGCCCAGCGCCAGATATATGTGGTATTATATCAATTGTTTGTATCTTATCGTCAAAGTTAACAAAAAGTTCAGACTCTCTTATTTGATTTATAGATTTAAAATTTGGTGATTCTGTGAATAAATTATTTTTATCTATAAGTATTTCATATTGAAAGTCATTTTGGAATTCAATAATCCATTTTCTAAATTTTCTTGTATTCGCTTCTATAGCTCTAAAAGCTTCAGCTACGCTTGAAACTTCAAGATCCCAAGATTCTCCTAAATCTTTTCCTAATTTACCATGTAAATTTACTCTTATCATGTCTTTAACCTAAATATACAATCTGTATACCTTTTATAAAAATTACAATAATTTTCAATTTTTGAGAAGCCAAACATTGGTTGATGTAAAATTTTTTCATTTCCAAGATATAAAGCAAAATGTTTTGGATTGTTTTCTTGAAATGCATCGATTAATAGAATATCATGTATTTTTAATTCTTCATCTTTATTGATAGTAATAAAATTATTATCTCTGTAAAACTTAATAACTTCACTTTTTATGTCCATTTCTTTAAAACTTTTTTTGTAAAATTCTTGATTATAAATAAATTCTATGGATTTTTCTTTTTTATAAAATTCTTCTATAAGTTTAAAGCAGTCATACCTCCCGTGTTCGTAAAATCTACCAGTATAATCTTGGGACATCTTTGGTATTTCGTATATTTTAGCTTCATTATTTTTTAATATATATAAAAGTATTGATACATTTAAATTTTCAGCACATTTTTTATCTTGTTCAGAAAAATCAAAATTATCATTTGTATGACTATGATATATATAATGAATTTTTTTATATTTATTTTTTACGTTTAAATAGTCTATAGATTTGATTTCAAAATACTCTTCTTTATTTTTTGCAATATTCTCACATGGTATACATATAAAATTATTATTTATATCTTCTACGATAAAACCACAACATTCATTGGGATTATTTTTTATAGATTCTTTTCTTATGAAATTTTTTATTTTTTTATCTATCATTGTAGTTGAGGTTTATTTGTCCCAGGGAATCCTCCAAATGGAAGAAAACCATTTAAATAATTTCCATCTGCATCTTTAGGTATTCCATGGGCTTCATCAGAAATAGGATTTTCACATCCTGGTCTCCTTGGAAAGAATAATCTTTGACCATTAATACCAGTTAAAACGTCTCTTAATTCTGGAGTATTATATAATATATAAAATCTTTTAGCTGTTTGATCATAATTTTCACCATTTCTATTTTCAGGCCATATCACAGGTTTAAAAGCTGGATTTTTTAACCATCTTAATCTGCAAGAAGAAGTATTTTTTCCACATGCATCTTCTTGCCAATAATTTATATTAGGTGGAACATTAAATGTATCAGATGTGTGGTTATTTGTGCATACAAAATAATATTTTACACCTTGATTTTCCATGAATGTAAAATCTCCAGATACATATCTTGCGTCATTTATCCATTGTCCACTATTTCCAAGAGTTCCAGTTAAACGAAATATAGCTGTCCTACCAGCAGTATCTCCTGTACTAAAAACCGCTTTACCACTTGATCCAATAAAAAGTTGCTCATTACTAGTTGCAACAGGAGGAGCAGTTTGTAGCGCTTTAACTTGATAAGGTGAATTTTCTATATTCGCATATACACCGCTATGAATATATGTAAGTCTGGAGTTATATTCATACAAACATCCTTGACCTCTGTATTGAAATGGACATTTTTTTCCTAAGATTGTTCTCGATGGTAAAGTTAAATTCTCTAAATCTAAAATTGTATTTAATTGATATTGTATTACATTTTTATTTTCTATAGATTTTCTATCTATATAGTAGATATCTTTTGGTAATTCCATTTCATATACTGCAGGGTTTGGGTTATATGGGTTATATCCTTCAGAAAAATTTGAACCATCTAAATATTTTAAAAAGGTTTTTATTCTTGTAAATTTTGCGCCAACGATATCTCCTAATGATTGAATTTGCATTCTTATATATGTATAAAAAGAATTTGAAGAATAATCTGGAGATAAGTTTGAAATTGAAACGGTTGGCGTTGGCATTGTTCCTACTGCGTTATACTCGAATCCTTCTGCTTGTATAGGAAAAGGATAGTAAAAATTATTTTGCCATTTTATTCTACCGTAATCATTAGCCGCGAGGTTATAAAGACTATAATCATTATAAACTCTAAGGACGCCTTGATTCATTGGCTGTGATCCATTATAACTGATAGTTATGGATTGCGGAGAGATTTGTGAAAAATCTATTTCGTAAAAAATTATTTGAGATGATGGGGTTAGAGAGCTAATGTGATCATTAAGATCCAATGTTCCACTAACTATCGAATTATAAACTTGTGTTTTTTGCATATTCTAAAGTGGTACTTCAGTAAATACGGCTTCTATTAGATAATTATTATACGAAGTATAATTAGCGCCCCATTCTGGACATATAAATTTTGTATTTAATGCGCTGTTTGATTTTGAATAAATAGTAGGTACATTATAAATGAAACTTTTTTGACCAGCCATTTCTTTTAGAAAATGTAAAATAGATACAGTTTGTTTTTCGTTTATATTTTCAAATTTTAAATTTAATTCAATTAAATTAGAATTTAAGCCATCTACGAGTCTTTGTTGATAACCATTTCCAAATTGATTAATTTTTAATCTTGGTTTATTATTTACTTTTGCATTATAGGAAGGTTTCCACCAAAAATTAGGCACCAAACTTCCATTTAAAAGAATATATCCATCCCATTCAACTTGAAGATTGGTGGTGGTAATTGGATTTTGATTATTATTTGAATCTATAATCGAATAATAGTATCTATTATCACTACCCTTTACTATATCATACTTATTATAAGTAGGAACCGCGTTCCAGCTTGAAACTGTATCGTAAATACTTGCCATATACCTTTTACCTCTTATATTTTACACTTAAAAGAAGTGTAATTATAGTTAATGTTTAATGTATATTCTACAGAAAATCAGAACTTTTATCTAAATGATTATTTAGTATCTGGAATAAAAAGTTTTAATGTTGACGTTAATTTTAACATAGTTCCTCAAATATCTATCAATGATTCAATTAATTATACAAAGAATGGTTTCCCAGTTGCCGAGTTTGACTTATCTTATATATTGAGTGATACTGATAGATTTTTACAATATACTGGCGCTAATTCATTTTCTGGTAGAATTGAATATGGAAATAAATATGTAACGTTTACAGATGGATATTTGACCAATTATTCTTTAAGTTATAGATTAGGAGAGTATCCAACAGTTGA